CGCTGCCCACCCCGACCTACGCCAACCAAGCAGCCCCGCTGCTGTTCAAGGAAGGCAATACCACCAGCTTCTCGGCGTTCTCCTACAGCGGTTGCCTGCAGTCCTACAACTTCTCGATGGCAAATGATGTCATCTATCGCGAGCTGGTCGGTTGCTCTAAGGAGATCCTGATCACTAACCGGGCACCCAGCGGCACGGTCGTCATCGAGGCGCCGACCATTACAGCGAAGGACTTCTTCGCTATCGCCACTGGTAGCAGCACTGGCAGCATCACCTTCCAGCACGGCACCACTGCCGGCAACAGATGCACGGTGACCACCGCGCAGTCTGACCTGGGCAATTTGACCTACAGCGATCAGGACGGCGTGCAGATGCTTAATATGCCTTTCATTGCCGTGCCGACCAGCTCGGGCAATGATGAACTGTCCCTTGCTTACACCTAAACCGCGTGGCATTCGTCCTCAAGCAGTCTGATTCCTACACTTGGCCGGTCACCTTCGACATCCCTGTCGATGGCGGCCGGCATGAGCGGCAAACATTTGACGGCGAGTTCAAGCGGCTGGCTCAGTCGCGCATCACAGAGATCGGCGAGCAGATCAAGGCGGAGGAGATTACCGACTCCACCTTGGCTGGTGAGGTGCTGATTGGTTGGGCTGGCGTCACGGATGATGCCGGCAAGGATATTCCCTTCAGCCAGTCGGCACTGCAGCAGCTGCTGGATGTGCCGATGCTGGCGGCTGCCATCACGCTGGCCTACTTCGAGAGCCTGCAAGGAGCCAAGCGAAAAAACTGATAGAGGCTGCGGAATACTGGGCAGGTGGCGGTGTCATTGATGATGCCGCTGCAGATGCCGCGGCCATGGGCTTTGAATTGCCAGATCTTCCGCCCCCGGTGGCAGCTGAGTTCGAGGTGCATCCTGACAACTGGTCAACCGTTGAGATGTTCCTGCGGTTGCAGACGCAATGGCGATCAACGATGAACGGCGTGATCGGTCTGGACTATTCAGCCGCCCAATGGTTGTTTAGACTGTATGAGGTGCAGGACCAGCGTGCCCTGCTGGAAGACCTGCAGACCATGGAGGTCGCCGCCATGCAAGCCATCAACAAGCAAGGAGGCTGATCATGGCTTTGAACCTCGACGCTGCCTTGAAGATCACGGCCAACGTAGTCGGCGAGAACAACATCCGCCGGCTTGGCAACTCGATGCAGGGGCTTGAGGGCCAGATCAAGAACACCAGCCAAGCGGCTGGGTTGCTCGTGATGGGCATCAAGGGGTTGGCAGCGGCAGCCGTGACCGGCGGCATCGTGGCATTGGCAAAGAATGCAATCGATCTAGCTGATGACATGCGCGACCTGTCACAGCGGACAGGCGTCAGCATCCAAACGCTGGGCCAGTTCAAGATTGCAGCAGAGCTAAGCGGCAGCAGCTTGGAAGGCGTGGCTAAGGGACTCACCTTCCTGAACAAGAACATGGTTGCCGCGGCCACTGGAACCGAAGCAGCAGCTGCTGCATTCAAGACCATTGGAGTGGCGACGACTGATGCGCAGGGCAACCTCCGATCCGCTGATCAGGTATTCCTGGACATCGCCGACCGATTCGCCACATTGCGCGACGGTCCAGAGAAAGCAGCGCTGGCAATGAAGGTCTTTGGCAAGGCTGGCGCGGAGTTGATTCCGATCTTGAACCTTGGCAGCGAGGAGATCCAGCGATTTGGGTTAAACATTAGCCAAGATTTTGCAGATAAGGCTGACGCATTTAATGATCAAATTGGCATTGCAAATGCTCAGCTAACTAACCTGACAATTCAGATAGGGTCGGCATTGCTGCCAGTATTCAATGGGCTGCTGCTGACGTTGACCCAATCGGTTGCTCAGATTGGTCAATGGATCCAAGGTATCCAAGCTGCCTACAAAGAGAATGCGATCTTCAAGACTTCGATTGATACGCTAGTCGGGGCATTGGTGGCGTTTGCATCAGTGCAAGTCTTCTCATCTTTTATTGCTGGCGCAAGGGCGGCGATCGTGATCATCGGATCTTTGATCAAAGCTCTTAAGGCGTTGACTGCAGCCAACCTGCTGGCAGGCGTTGCAGGATTCCTGAAAGGCAAGCCAGCTTTGATCGCTGCTCTAGTCGCAGGTCTTGGTGTTGGCATTGATGCTGCATTCAATCAAGGCAAGATTGTCAATGGCATCACTCGCGGAATCACAGGCGCGCTTGATCAAGCCTTTGCTGGTTTTGGTGCAATGATGCCAAAGATGCCGGCTTTACCATCAGCAGCAGCTGGCATGATCCCTGATTTATCTGGGTTACAAACTGGCAAGGCACCGAAGAAAGCCAAAGAAATCAAAGAGATAACGGCCGAGGAGCTGCAGCTCAGCATGTTGCTGAATAAGGCCAAGATCGATGGGAACAAGCTGCAAGAGGCAGAACTCGAATATGGGTTGACGCTGCTTGATCTTGACAAGCAGAAGATCGGAGCACGGCAACGGCAAAAGCTTGAAGCTGATGCGGCAACTAAATTGTTGCAAGCCGAGATTGATTTTGCGCAGCAACTTGGCACTGCGGTTGCTCAAGATTTCATGAAGCGTCAAGAGCTGCAAGAGAATTACAACCGCACGGTTGAAGACCTGAAGATCAAGGCCGGACTAATCACAGGTGAAGAGCTTAAAAAACTGGAGATCAATCGAGAACTGGAGACGATCATTCAGCGACTTCCGGGTCTGACCGATGAGCAGATCGCCAAACTGCGCGAGCTGATTCAGGCCAGCCAAGATGTGAAGAAAAGTTTTAAAGATACCTTTGGCGAAAGCTTGAAGCAGTATTACGACCAGCTCAAAAACTTTGGCGCGCAGGTGGCTGACTCGGTGAAGGGTGCCTTCCAAGGACTTGAGGATCAACTGGTTAGTTTTGTGACCACTGGTAAGGCAAGCTTTGCGGATCTAGCCAAAAGCATCATTGCTGACATCGCCCGCATCGCGATCCGACAGGCCATCATTGCGCCGCTGGTCAAAGGTGTTGGCAGCATCTTCGGTATGACCTTTGCCAACGGTGGTGTCTTTGCTCAGAACGGGATCCAGAAGTTTGCCCGCGGTGGCATCGTTGACAAGCCGACGCTGTTCCCGTTTGCCAAGGGCACGGGCTTGATGGGTGAGGCTGGGCCAGAGGCGATCATGCCTCTGCGTCGTGGCCGTGATGGCCGTCTCGGCGTTGAAGCTGCCGGCGGTGGCGGTGGCGTCAATGTCACCGTCAACGTGGATGCAACAGGCACCAGAGCCCAAGGCGACGAGGGCCGCGCTGGGCAGTTTGCCCGCGCGATCAGCGAAGCCGTCAAGAATGAGATCGTCACCCAGAAGCGCCCCGGAGGACTGCTCGCATAATGGCCACCTTCACCTATACGCCCAGCTTTGAGGCGACCGAGATCAGCAAGCCGCGTGTCGTCACCTTTCAGGCAGGCGACGGCTATCAGCAGCGTGTCGGGTTTGGCCTGCATCGTGATGGCAAGGAATGGCAGCTGCAGTTCCTGAACCGCACCGACACCGAACGGGACAACATCCTGGCCTTCCTCGAGGCGCGTGCTGCAGTTGAATCATTTGACTGGACGCCACCACGGGGCAGCGCCAGCAAGTACATCTGCAAGGAGTGGCAGGCCACGCTACGGTCTTGCAACTTCAACAACATCAGCGCCACCTTCGTCGAAGTCTTTGAGCCGTAAGCCATGGCGATCCCAGTTTCAGAGCTTCAGAAAATTGCACCTAGCTCGGTGATCGAGCTGTTTGAGTTGCAGCTGGTCACCGCGTTGCATGGCAGCAGCACGGTCTACCGCTTCCATGCGGGCAGCAACATGGACGCCAACGGTGAACTGGTATGGGACAGCAACTCATATCAGCGGCTACCGCTTGAGATGGATGGGTTTGAGTACAGCGGCAACGGTCAGTTGCCACGACCGAAGATCAAGGTGAGCAACGTGCTCGGCACGATGAGCACCATCTTGGCAACAGTCAACGCGGTGACGCCAAACAACGATCTGGCCGGCGCCAAACTGACTCGGATCCGCACGATGGCCCGCTACATCGATGGCGCCAATTTCACCGGAGGCACCAATCCCTACGGCACGCCAGACCCGACCGCGGAGTTTCCGCGTGAGATCTATTACCTGAGCCGCAAGTCAGCCGAGAATCGCCAGCTGGTTGAGTGGGAATGTGCCGCAGCGTTTGACCTGGCTGGTGTGCGCGCACCAAAGCGGCAGTGCATCAGCAGCATTTGCCAATGGGTCTATCGCTCAACTGAATGCAGCTATACCGGCAGCAACTACTGGAACGCCAGCGATCAGCCCGTCGCAACCTTGGCATTGGATGTTTGCGGCAAGCGGCTCGACAGCTGCAAACTACGGTTTGGATCGACCGGCTCGCTGCCGTTCGGGTCCTTTCCTGGCATCGGAGCATTTACCTCATGAGCTGGCGCGACGCGGCAATGGATCACGCCAAAGGCGAGGACCCGCGCGAGGCGTGTGGGTTGGTTGTGGTGGTCAAAGGCCGGCGTCGCTATTGGCCATGCCAGAACCTGGCAACCGATGGCGATCAGTTCATCATGGATCCGACCGACTTCGCCGCGGCCGAAGATGCCGGTGAGATTGAGGCGATCTTTCACAGCCATCCGATCACACCAGCAGAACCCAGCCAGGCGGATCTGCTCAGCATCGAGATCAGCGGGTTGCCGTGGCACATCTGCAACCCGAAGACTGAAGCGTGGTCAGAGACCGCGCCAAGCGGCTACAAGGCGCCGCTGATTGGCCGGGAGTGGGTCTGGGCGGTTGCCGACTGTTGGACGCTGGTCCGCGACTGGTACGGCGAGCATGGCATTGACCTGCCGGATTGGCCGCGACCGATCACACCAGCGGAGTTTGAGGCGGCGCCTCAGTTCGATCAGTTCTGGCGTGATGCAGGGTTCAGCGAGCTGCTGCCTGATGAAGACCTGCAGTTTGGGGATGCCTTGCTCATGAGCATCGAAGGCCAAGGGCTGAATCATGTTGGCGTCTACATCGGCGACCAGCTGGTGCTGCATCATTTGCGTGGTCGGCTGAGCAGTCGTGATCTGTACGGCGGCTGGCTGCAGAAATGCACAGGCCGGCGTCTGCGGCATCAAGCCGCAGATACACTGATAACAGGCTGACGCTGGCCATGCTGCGCGAGATCCGACTTTATGGACAGCTTGCCAAGTTCGTAGGGAAGCGTCGTTTCCTGGCGGCTGTAGATACCGCAGCAGAAGCCATCAGATTTTTGATTGCCAACTTCCCTGGGATCGAGGCACACATCAGCGAACCTGGCCGGTATTACCGGGTAAAGGTGGGTGATCACGCCATTGATGGCGATGACTTACATGGTCCAGTTGGCGGCAATGCGATCAGCATCGTCCCGGTGATCGGTGGCGCTGGTGGTGGCATTGGCCAAATCCTGGCTGGGGTGGCTCTGGTTGCGCTGGCGATTTTTGTGCCGGGCCTGGGGTTAGGTCTTGCTGGTTCGATTGTCACCAAGGTGGGCCTGCTTGGTGGCGCGCTGATCCTTGGGGGCGTGAGCCAACTGCTGACGCCAACGTCAACGATCGCGCAGTCAAGTACGAATAGCGGCACAATGGAGACTGAGCTTGATCCGCAGAAGTCCTATAGCTTCAGCGGCGTGCAAAACACCAGCCGCCAGGGTGTGCCCGTGCCGATCGTTTATGGCGAGACCATCATCGGCTCGGTCGTGATCTCGGCCGGTATCGACACTGTGCAGGTAGACGCATGAGCGACCTGATCCGCGGTTCTGGTGGTGGTGGAGGCAAGCAACAAACAGTTGTTCAGCAGGTAGCAGCGCCAGCCCGGACACCAGTCCGCGATGCTGACAGCCTGGCGTCAAAGCAGTTCGGCACCTTTGTTGATCTGCTTAGCGAAGGCGAGATCGAAGGCTTCCCATCGGCTCGGGCCTACACCCGGGGCGATGCCAACTACAACCGCGCCCTGCTGAAGGACATCTTCCTGAACGGCACGCAGATCCTGCGGCAAGGTGCAGACGCAACCGGACCCCAAGCGGCTGATTACAACTTCCAAAACATCACAGTCGATGCGCGCTATGGCACGCAAGCACAGACCTATATCCCTGGTTTCTCGGATGTCGAAGATGAGACCAGTGTCAACACAATCGTTCAGCAGGCATCGCCTCTGACTCGCACCGTTACAGACAGCAATGTCAATGCCGTTCGGGTGACCGTTACCCTGCCGCGGCTTGAACGGTTTACAGACGAAGGCGACATCTACGGCACCAGCGTCAACCTGCAGATCAAAGTCCAGTACAACGGTGGTGGCTACACCACCGTGATCGATGACACGATCACCGGCCGCACAGCTGACCAGTATCAGCGCGACTATAAGGTTGCGATTAGCGGCGCCTTCCCGGTTGATGTGCGCGTGGCGCGCGTCACGGCTGACAGCGCAAGCAATCAACTGCTTAATGATTTGTATTGGTCGAGTTACACCGAGATCATTGAGCAGAAACTGCGTTATCCCAACAGCGCAATCATGGCGCTGCGTTTTGATGCGGAACAATTCAGCAGCATTCCGAACCGCACTTACCGGGTCCGCGGGGTCAAGGTACAGATCCCGAACAACGGCACGGTTGACGCCACCACTGGCGCGATCAGTTACGCCGGCGTGTGGAACGGCACCTTCGCAGCAGCAACCTGGACGAGTGACCCGGCCTGGATCCTGTATGACCTGCTCACGTCCACGCGCTACGGCTTCGGCGATCACATCACCGCCAGCCAGCTCGATAAGTTCGCTTTCTATTCCGCGTCGCAGTATTGCGGCACGCTGGTCAGCGATGGTTTCGGCGGCACCGAGCCACGCTTCAGCTGCAATGCACTGATCCAAAACCAGGAAGAGGCATACAAGCTGATTAACGATCTGTGCAGCGTCATGCGCACAATGCCCTACTGGTCCACTGGTGCCCTGACGATCAGCCAAGACAAGCCGACCGACGCCAGCTATCTGTTCACGCTGGCCAACGTCAGCGAGGAAGGATTCAAATACACCGGCTCCGATCTCAAGACGCGGCACACGGTCGCGGTGGTCAGCTACCTGGACATGACAACCCAGGAGTTGGCTTATGAGGTGGTTGAGGACACGGCCGCGATTGCGAAGTACGGCGTTGTCACCACCAACTTGAAAGCATTTGCCTGCACCAGTCGCGGCCAGGCATCCCGACTGGGTTCATGGCTGCTCTATTCAGAGGGCTACGAAACCGAAGTGGTTGAGTTCAAGGCATCGATCGATGCCGGTGTGCTGGTGCGCCCGGGCGCCGTGATCTCGATTGCCGATCCAGTCAAGTCCGGCGTGCGCCGAGGTGGCCGCATTGCGGCAGCAACCACCACCACCATCACGGTGGACGACACCACCGAGACAAGCCTGCCAACCACTGGGAGCGCAACGATCTCGGTGTTGATGCCTGACGGCACAGTCGAGACCAAGGCGATCACTGGCATTGCCGGCGCTGTTGTGACGGTCTCGTCAGCATTCAGCACAACACCAAACCTAAACAGCATTTGGGTCATCAACAACTCAACCGTCAACACCACCCTCTGGCGCGTGTTGAGCATTGGCGAGACCGATCAGGCGCAATACGAAATCACGGCGCTGGCGTATGACGCAAGCAAATAC